TCGCTTTCGGGCGCTTGTCGGCGGCAGCATAAAAACATTGAATGCTTCCTCAAGTTGCAGGTAATCCGCCGCGGTTAACGCGTACACATCCTGCTCGTTCATGCCGCACAGCAGCGCCAACATGCGCGCATCTTTTTCCCCTTCGCTTCCACGGTCTTTCTCACGCGTGATACGGTCGCGCACCGTGGGCTCGCGCATTGCCACCTCGGTCAGTTGAGAACCATTGGCAAGGGTTAACGGGGTATACAAGGTGATGGTTTTTGAATTGGCTGGGTACATAATAGGCTCAATAAAAAACGGCCCGCAGGCCGCTTATTTGTTTACATTAAGGTTTAAAGACGGATTTTTGCGGCCAGTCCACCAACTGATCGACACCGTTTGATGCGTCGGGTAAAGCGTTCGGTATCGATCTCGATAAGCTCGCGGCCCTCTAGCGTCTGCTTGTAGTAATTGAGCGCAAGATCGACCGTCACCGACACTTCGGATAAGGATTCGCCCGAGCGAGCATCGCGTGTCACTTTGGATACAAACCCCTCAAACTCTTCAATCGTGCCGAGCGCGGTGCCGTTGCTCATGTAACCTTCATAGGCCGTAAAGCGTGGCTTTTGCCCCACTACACAGCCCAGCAATGCCAATACGTCGGTATCAATCCCCCAGAACTTCACCTGACAGGTCAACGCCTCCATCCCATCATCGACCGGCGTCGGGGCGTCTTGGGCACCGCTACGTAAATTGGCGACCTGAATACTCAGCTCCGGCGGCGTGTATTCGTGCGCCCCTTGAATGCGCTGGCCTTTAGCAAAAAAAGACCAGGCACGCATTGTGCTTTTGTTTCCCATTAGGCGGTCATCTCCTCAACGGCATAATTATTATTGACGCGAACGCGCAGGGTAATGCGCTCGGTAGGCGACTTAGGACCAAAGTCGTAATCGATATACAGCTGGCCTGCGGCCAGTGACTCGGCGGTGTTGAGCTCTTCATCAAGCCATGCTTTTCCCCCGAAAATCGCTTTGAGGCCAACGAGCTGGCGCATATAGGCATTGATAGTGCCGATAATGTCGTCGGCAATATCGCGATCGAGCGGTCGGTCGTTATACAACAACACGGTTTCCTGAATGCTGTCTTCGATAACATCCGCCGAGCGGCGTACCGATTCAAAACGCCACTGCGGATCGGTCGTACACAGACGGTTGCCCCAGTGCTTAAACCCGTCACGGCGCACAATGGTGCTGATATTTTCCATGTTCAGCAGGTTGGCCTGACAGTTCGGCTCACCCAAAATAAACTCGTCAACCTGCTCCACGCCGAGGATGTTGTTAATATCCTGATTGGATTTACTCCACCACCAGCCCTTTTCCACGTCGATACGCGCACGCAGACCCGCTGCGCGTGCCGAATACGGCATATAGACGTTTTCGCCGGAAGCATTAGTGACCAGCACACGCGGACGTAGCAGCTCGACGCGCGCACCGTATTGCTGGCGACGCTGCACCACCTCCTGCGCGGTCGCCATCGATGCACAATCTACATAGGCCACACCCCGCAGCTTGTTCGCCTGCGACTCTATGCCTTTGCCCACGGCATCATCTTCACTAAATCCGGTGGCAATCAGCACCCGCGGTTTATAGCCGGTGATCGACTCGCTTTGCGCCCACGCCTGCACCCCCGCAAGTATGGCAGCGCGCTGTTTGGCTTCCTCCGTGACCACCGGCACGCGCACCACGATAGTGAGCGCCGCACGCTGATCGTTAATATCGGTGATAGCTTGCTTAAGTGTCCCAGCAGCACCGAGTTTATTCAGTTGGCTCGTTCCCACCATCGCCACTGGCGTATTGAGCGGGAAAGGCTCATCTTCGCCGCCGGCGAGAGTGACGCTAAACGGGCTAACAATCCCCTCTGCCTCGGTAGCCGCCAGCGTAATTTTGCTGTCTGCAATCGCGGCAACCAGCGGGGCCAGCTCGCTGGCTTTTGCCATCACGACGCCACCGGCATCACAGCCGAGCGTCAACGTTAGTACACCAGCCTTATATTCCGCTGACGAGGCCACCGCTTCGGGCGTTTCAGGATCGGGAACGGCGGCAACTGCCACTACCTTATATTGATTGCCTAAGCGCCCCGGTTCACTGGCTGCAAATGACAACACGTTATCGAGCAACGCGGTACCGACCGTCGCGGTGGCATTGGTACCCGCCGAGGCGTCCGGTGCCGTTCCGACAAGGCCGATCACGGCGGTCTGGATAGTGGTCACCGCCACCGCCCCCGACGTTAGTTCAATGGTTTCAACGCCATGAAGTTCTGACATAGTTTCTCCTGACATAAAAAAACCCGCCGGAGCGGGTTACATTTTCTGGTTGGGTTCTTTCGTGACGCTGTCGGTTTCCGTGTGCGTATGACCGTTATAGGTCATTCGGATACCACTCATTTTGCCTTTGCCATCCGAGATCTCTCCGGTGGCACCGATATTGCCTTTGACCGTGGTATTCGCATTAATCGTGGTTACGCCCTGCACCGTCAGCGTGTTGGTAATTTCCACCGGCCCGTCGAGCGTCCCTTTACCGACAATCTTATAGGTGCCCCCTGCAGCAATCGTAATGGTCAGCGCATGGGCTTCGCGGTCATAGCGCACTTCGGTCCCGTCACCGTAGACCGTAATATGCTCCGACTCGCTGCCCTCGGGTACCGGGGCACCACCGGTGGCCCAGCCCGGAAACACTCGACCGTTGTTCAGGTCGCCCCCTTCTGACAGGACCGTCACCGCATCCCCCACTGTGCACGGGTTCACATCAGAACGAAAGCCCCCTGAGAATCCCTGACACAGCGGTAGCCAATCGGTAATAAGCTCGCCAATTGAGACGCGGCATTTAGGGAGCTTGCCGTGCTGTGTAGAATGAATCACACCACGCCGCACGATATTGGCAAGACGGCGCTGTAAATCACCTTCCATATCACTCATCGGGCGCCTCATAGATTTTGCGATAATCGGCTACGTGCGCGGCGCCAACTTCTGGCACCTTGCCCAGCCACACCCCTTTCACCGGCATACCACCGCGCGCAAACGGATCTGCACCAAAGGCGGCGCCCTGCTCAAAGGTAATACGCCACACCAGATAGTCATCCATAGCCGGATCGAACGCATCCGGCTCCGCGGAGACAAACACCGCGCCATCGATATGCGGCAAACCAAACTGCTGGCCGTCAATCCACTGTGTTACATCAGCCGCGGCGGTACGTATGTAAATATCCGGCTTGGTGATGGTGGCGCTGGCACGATCGACCACGATATACAGCGATACCGAAAGCGATACGCTCGGCTGTCCACTGGTATTACTCTTGGGGTCCCAGCCATCCACGGAAAGGTAAACAGCGGGTGTCATCAACTGCGTGGTGTTCTCGGGATAGGTATCCGCATACGCCACCCACGGTAGGGCTTTTAAGGTCCCGATCACGGCGTCATGATAAGCCGCCATCGATAAAGGCTCAGCCATTGCGCCTCCTATAGACTGATTTTGGCCTTCACACGGCCTTTAATATCGGATTGGAAGTGGTGCATAAAAATCGCCATCACATCGGCAAAGGCGTTATCTTCCACGTAATCGAGCATCGGAGCATAAATGTCGATTTCAGCCTCTTTTGCTCGCCGCGTCACTGGATCACGGATAACCACGGTGCGTCGATTCTCACGCCGCGAACGAGCAACCTCCCCGTTGGTAAAGTTTTGGGCTTGCAACATCGAGCCTTTCGGGTCAAACCCCGCCTCGCCGGTAGATTTACGCCGCCCAGCAATATAGCGCCCGGTCGTCGGATCGCGGCGGTCATGATGGGGACGAATACGCCCCCGAACACGACCTTTCAGATCTTTAACCTTGATGGCGTTTAGCCCAAACCAGAGCTTGGCCTCATCGAGCATCGCGCCGCGAGAAATACGAAAAGAGAGCAGACGTTTACGCACCAGCGCCAAACTCCGTGGCGCCAGACCGGTTTTTAAATCGGCTAACGCCTGTTTACGCAATGTGACTGCCGTACGTTTCAGCGCACGTGAATATGAATTGCGATACTGTTTGTGCGTGGCACCCGCAGCCTCGGCAATTTTCCAGAGTGCGCCGGTATCAATATCCACCAACATGTCACGGCGTAACCGGCTGTCTCTTGCCATCTCATCGACTCCACTGTGTGATATCTTCCACCGGCTTACCCGGTTCCCCGACCGCTAAGGTGATACGTGTACGCCCCATTTCATCGGCGCCGATATGCGTTACCCAATAATGTGCGGCACCGACCGTGACCGCATGACGCTTGGCCAATCCCTGAATATCCGCCGTATACGCACTCAGAGCAGGAGCAACATCGCGGATTTCACCGCCGCCATAAACTTCTACGGAAGCGTCTGGTTTTTCAAAGATGGCGGTAATGGGGCGACGTTCCGCCCCCACCATCAATACCACCGGCAACTCTTCCGCAAAGGTACGATCCACCACCTTATCGGCACGCTGTAGCCGCTCAGTAAATCGGCTCATTAGAAGCCCAGCCGCACGCGGGACTCCTCATCCCCAGCGTTGTTGGTGATCCATGCCGTTCCCGCACGCGCATGCGCCACCGCAGGATTGGCGCCATCATCAGCCTTAGCCGTCAGCAAGCCCTCCGGCGTCATATACAGCGCCGCACCGCGTGGCCACGTTTCGTCTGCCACTTTCGGCAACACAAAAACGCCGGTCATTTTCAATACGCCTTCCCCATCCGCGGGGATATTTCCTAAAGCCACCCCCACCACACTGCCTACAATCACCGGCTGCCCAGATAGCACCGCCTTGCCTGTGCCGTTTGTCCAATCCATCGTTGCGCCGTCTTGATAATAATTCTTCGCCATTGTCTTACTCCCGTATCCATGAAAACGGGCGACCTTAGCCACCCGTAGAGATAAAAAAACCGCCTGATTAAGACGGTTTATTTGCTGCCAGTAGACTTGACCAGCCCACGATGATCGAGCGCTGCGACCCCCGCATCGATGCGCACCTTGAAGGCCGCGCCATCAATAGTGAAGCCGTTCTGCTGTTCAATGTATGGCGCCTCGACGCCATCTAGATACGCCACCTCGATGGTATCGCGCCCCTGTGCCGCCGTTAGATAGAACTCTTTTTCGTTATTCATATCTAAGCGCGGTTCGGCAATCACTTCGGCAAAATTTCGGATTGGGTTGTCGATACCACTGTTAGCATCAGCCCCCGGCACGCTGGCCGATTTAATCAACTGATTAGCGCGTGACTCCAAAGCCACCGGCGTCAGCACGTAGGCGGGGCGAATGTTAAGTACACGCTCACCGGATTTTTGCAGGCGCATCGTTTTACGGGCCGTATCCAATCCGTCGATATCCATTGCCGCTTTAACCACGTTATTATGGGCCGCACTGAACAACGCCTCACCATCGCTGAGCTTGCCGTTAGAGGTGAGCACCGCATACACCAAGTCTCCTATTGTGGCGCGTGCCGCACTACCCATCGCCGCAGGAATGCGGGTCAGCATATCCATATCATCGTTAATGATGGTTTGACGCGTCAGTGAGAACAGATCACCGTAGGTCGCCAGCGCAATTTGTTCGCCTTTATCCCCGACGGTAATGTATTTGTATTCGGCACCGTCACGCACTTTACGCAATGCCGCCAGCGAGTTGAGTCCCACACGGTTAGACACTTTAAAGTCGGTCAAGGTGCCTTTGCGGGTCCAACGGTCAAAGGTTTCTTCGGCTTCATCCCAGCCCAGCAGCGCCGCTTTATGGGCCACATCCATCAAGATATTGCCAAAGTCAGAGCTGGTATGCGTGAAGGCCATACCGACCATCGCCATCGGTGCTACACCCGCTAGACCAATGCCACGATCGGCAAGGGATGCACGCGCCAACTCACGCAGGGTAAAACCGGCGTAGGCGTTATCGGCCTGCGCTTCACCGTAACCGGCACGCGCCATAATAGAAGCGCGAACCGAATCCCCGATCAGATTACCGTTGCCTGCATAGATGTGTGCATTCTGCCCCGCCAACGGCGTGGTACCGGAAGCCAGCGCCGACAACAGTTTATTACGCGCTGCATCTGCGCTGCAGGTTTGGTCGCCAACACATTCTGCTTTTAGTGCGGCAAACGCAGGAAACGCATCAAACACGGCATTCACGGCTGTGACACGCTCCGCATTAGCGGCTGCCATTTGCTGACCGATCGCATGAGCTAACGCATTAATATCTACGGTTGAACTCGTAGGTGCATCAATCACGGGTGCCGCAGACGGCGCGGGCTGTGACTGTGGCGCCGGATTCGATGTAGTGGCACGCGGCGTAATCAAAGCTGTAACTTGCTTAGGCATATTATGGAACTCCTTCATTTTATTCGTATTGATTGACGCCGCAGCGTCGAGGGAAGCTTCGAGAACATCCGCAAAGCCTTTTTCTATCGCCATTGCACCATCGAGCCACGTTTCCTCTTTGAGCATGGCGGCAATCTCATCTCGGCTCAGGCCAGTTTTACGTTCGTAGGCAGATAAGAGCAGTGACTCATTACGATCGAGCCACTCGGCGTATTCACGAATTTCATCAGAATCGCCCATCACCCCGCCCCACGGCTTATGGATCATGATCCATGCATTCTCTGGCATATGAACGGTCGCACCGGGTAAGCAGACAATGACGGACGCCATTGACGCCGCAACACCATCGACGTAAATATCGATTTTGCCGGTGAGCCGCGAGAACGAGTTAAAGATGGCAAAGCCGTCCATCACATCGCCGCCAGGACTATGAATATGCAGCTCAATCGCTGAGGCTTCGAACACGCCCGCATCACGGCAATCGTTGAGAAACGCCTGCGCGGTGATCCCCCAATAACCAATCATGTCGTAGAGATAAATCACGACGGGGTCAGTCGCTTTAGCCGCGGCCTTGATCTGGTACCAGCATTCATTTCCGCTGCTGGTTGGGTTGCTTGCCTGTGGTTTGAGTAGTGTCCCCATCGGGATCGGTAGGTTCATTCGTTTGGGCTCCTGAATCGTTCGCGGCGTCCGAGTCAAAGACCAGCCCCCGCTCGCGGTTATATTCAATTTCACGTAGACGCTGACGCCTGATTTCTTGCGGCGATTGACCGCGAGCACGTATCCATTCGGATTCAGTTCCCGCGCCACCGCGCACAATGCCTTTCCACGCCTGCGCCTCTTTCACCGGGTCAATCCACGGCATTACCGGCCCCAGATAGAGCGCGTTATAAAGTGATGAGGGATCAACATCGTGGGGAATTTTGATACCGGATAGCTTGAGCATGTCGATCCATGCGCGGTATATCGGGCGACTGTGCTGCCCAACAAACCAGTTTTGCAGCACGTTATAACCTTCGAACCCTTCCACCAGCTCTTGGCGCTGGCTGGAATAACTGCCGTTATAATCCCGCGAAATGCTCGAGTAGCTGCCACGCGTACCACCGGCCACTGCGCGCAGCTGGCTGTTACGGAATTCATACAAATGAACGTTCGGGCGATTGGACTCCACCATACCCAAATCCTCACCGGGTTTAAGTCCGTCAAAAATCATGCCCGGCGCAATATCAAACATCTGATACTTGTTTTCGGGATCTTCGAACTCATCCTGTTGATAGGTCGTCGCATCCCCTCGTTTGATATAGAACCCCAGCGCCGCAGCAATACGCGCCGCAACACGCTCGGATTCTTCATAATCTTTGATATCGCTTAGACGCGTAATAACACCGTGGAGCAGACTCACACCACGGATCTGATGCAGACGCTTGCGCATCGCAAGATGAAGCATGTTCTCCGCCGGTACCCGTTTAGTCTGTGTTGCCATACGCAACGTGTTTCCGGGGTGAAACTTATACACGTTGTAGGCAATGGGACGCCCCCACGTATTAATCTCTACCCCTTGGCGAACCTGCGTACCCTCCACACTGTTAAGCGACATCGGCACATAGTCGGCCTCAAGCATTTCAATCGACAGTTGCACCTGCGTCGCATGCTTCAAGCCGGGAACAGGACCGCGTACCAGCTGGCTAAAAACTTCACCGTCACGCAATGCCGATCGCAGTAATAGACGTTCCATTTCTGCGCGGGTAAACATGCCCGTCACATCAGGGCGGATAGACCATTCAGACCATAATCGAGACAGCTCAGAGGCAAATTCTTCATGCAGCTTGCCGTCGTGCATCAGCGGTTGCGGCTCCACCTGAATCCCACGCGCACCGATCACCCGCTCCTCAAGCTTGTCGAGAATGCCGATCACAATGTCATGGTTTTCATCCAACCAGCGCGCCTGCTCACGTAATGACACGCCAGCGGCAAAAACGGCATTATCGGCTGATACGCCCGATCGCTTCGCCTTATGCAGACGAGAAGGGTTTGCCGCTTCATAGGCATTCATCAGATTGCGGCTTTTCGAGCGTTCTGCCGCCCACCCGGGTGATAGTGCGGCGATGCCCTTTTCTATCCAGTTCATGGCGACTCCTAAAGAAAGTTTGCCAATTTGGGGCCATTGCCACGCCCACAGGCGACGCGATAGCGCTTCTCCCAATATTCGAGCTCGTTACGCATCGCAACAGGATCATGGTTGGTGACTGCGCGTCCATTCACGCCAGTAAACGAAACGGCTTTGCCATCGAGTGAATCGGCATAGGCTTGTCGCACCTTGTCGAGCATGGTTCTGATTTCGTCGCGCGTCATAGCCAGCCCCCACCACCAGAGCCACCACCATTGAGCCAACTTGACCCCGAGAGCGAGCTCGGCGCTGCCGGTGATTTGTCCTGTGGCTTGGATTTCTTTTTATTCGTCGTCACTACAACAGCCTCCCGCGCCGTGTCTTCATTAAAAATATTCGGGTTAATCTCTTGAGACTCGGCCCACGCTGGCGGCTTATCCCATGAAATGCGTTCATACCCGCGCAGAAACGCAATGGCATGGATATAACAAAACAGGTCCATCGCTTCGTTATTCCCCTTACCCGGCTTGCGCCATTTGCCATCGGCCCCACGCTCTTCATAGGTCAGCTCGTCAAAGAACCACTCACCCAGCCAGTTGGGGAAATGGATAAACCCCGCGCCCGGCACATCACGCGCCATCGCGTTACTCAACTGATCTTTGAAAATATCGGTTTGCAGCAGATAGACCGGCACGTCACCGCGTGCATCTGCACGGCGATCGCTTCGCTCGGTATTGTTAGGGTAAGTTTTGGTCACGGATTTTTGGCGACGGGTACTGTCCCCTTTCACCAAATACACCCGTTTATGCACGCCGTCTTGACGACACCGACGCCAGAATTTATAGGCATTATCGGTTACACCGTCTTCACCGCCGCTGTCTACAGCCATCGCCAACACAGGCATACGCTTGCCAGAGCCGTCAGCCAGTGCATAGGTTTTTTGTAGAACATCGGTGATCAAGAGATCCCAATCCTCGGGAAATGCACCGGGATGCACCTGTAACGATTCGCCGTTTTCATCACAGCGCATGGACTGTTTGATGTTGTAACGGTCTATCGTCCACCGCTCGCCATTCTCTCCATAGCCAACGACCTGCACGACAAAGCGGCGATTCTTACCGCCCTGAACGTCGACGGCAGCCATGAGAAAACGCACTTTTGGCGGGATCAGACGCTTGCCATAATCCTCCACCCGCGCCATTAACTCATCGCTTCGGCGTTGTTCACTGGCGGCGCGCGGCAAGTAGGGCAATCCCCAGTCGGTATTGATAACGGCCTTCAAGGTTTCTTCGCTGCCAGTGGCCTCGAACTCCATCTCAGCGGTCAGGAGTTTGTACACCAGCTGCGCCCACGTCTGATAAGCTGCTGCGGGACCTTCCATCCAGAAAGAAGCGATGCGCGAGCGCCGAGCTTCACCGGTAATCACACCATCACGATCTATGCTCTGGCCTTCACGCAGCCAAATCCCGCACTGGTTAAGCTCACGCTTTTGGTGTGCAGCAATCGCTTGATGGCAATGAGGACATTCAACATGCGCTGCTTCACTGGCTTTTACCGGATCGGTTTCATCACGGTAGCCGGTCATGGACTCCATCGACGGCTGGAAATGCTCGCCGCAATGTGGACAGGGCCAGTACCAGCGACGACGATCACCGCGGTTATAAAGAGACAGTATGCCAGTTGTCGGCGGTGCTTCATGGGGTGACGTTCTGCGCCATTTGGTGTTGCGAATATCGCGCCCCGGTGAGCTCTCCACCAGCGTCATGCCCGACGACATAAACGTCGTGGTACGTTTTGAAGCCAGCGTGAAGGCATCCCCCTCCCCATCTATATCCTCAGGGAAGCGGTCATAATCGGTCAGCGCAACACACTTATAGTCTGACGATGACATGATGTTGATGGACGGCCAGCCTATCTTTAAATAGTTGCCAGCCAAAAACGTCATATCGTGAACGTTGTTGTCATTACGTCGCGGACTTAATCGTTCAGCCACATCAGGGCTCATGCGAAACGTACGGGAAAGACGCTTTTTCGAATGCTCGCGCGCTTTCTCCTCGGTCATTTGCACGATCAACATATCTGAAGGATCACAGATAATGTTGTACACCACCCAGCCGTCGATAAGGCCGATAGTCTTACCGGTACGCGCAGGCCCCACAAACACCACCGCATCATATTCGCGTGATGCTAAACAGTTCATCGGCTCCAACACATACGGCGCAACCGACGGGTCCCACTTCACCGAGTTATCCGCGCCTTTAGGGACGCGCATATATTGTTCCACGGCACTGGCTACCGGCATGCGCCTCGGGGCCTGAATAATTCCCGCCATATTGCGGCGAGTGCTAGCAGCGGATGCCTGTGAAACCATTAATCCTCCTCGGGCATGTCCTCCTCACGTGGCGTATCTGCCTCTATGACCTTTTGCGCAATCTGATCCCGTAGGTCATCAATAATGCATTGGACACGCTCGACGGCGACCGGCGACAAAGCGCAGTCACGTTCAAGAATGTCGGGGAGTGTTTCGAGCACCTGCACCATCGCTTTGGCCATCGCTGAAAATTCACGCGTCACCTCTTCAGCGGGGATGAGCTCATGGGTTTCTTGCTGAAACTTGAGGCGCTCACGTTCGGACTGAAACCACGCCTTACGATCTGGAGGCAACATTTTATCGACCTCGAGTGTTTCGCCGGTTTGCACCAGCTCAGTGAGGATCGCCGTCAACGTGTAGAGCTTGAGTTTTGCGTTACTGCCGGGTGCCGGTTCTACATTTTTCAACCGACTGGCGACCGTTTGCCGATGCATGCCAGTAATTGCCGCAAGCTGATTAATATTCAGGCGGACAGATTCGAGCTCTTTATCCATGATGGTGAACACTAAATAAGCGATTCGACATCTTTGAAAATGAAATTTCAAAGAAAACAGAAAGATAAACGGATGATGATGATGCCAATAAAATGCGAAAAACTAGCCGTTTCCCGCGTGTCAGCGCCCCCTCGGTGTTTCAAAACTCAGAAAGGACCCGTGAAAAAGCCGCCCGTAGGCGGCTAGAGCTATTCATTGGCTTAAATAATCTCTCTTACTTGTTTAAGGCTTCTTGGATAGCATCAGCCAAACTCGAAATTGTTTTTGCTACTTTGTTCAAATCATCATCAACCCTAGAGGCTGCTGACTGTCCAGTACTTCCAACAGACTGTTTAGCGATCTCAAGCGCTGCTTGGACAGCTAATAATCTTCTTGCCTTTTCACGGCCTTCGTTTTCCCAAAAATAATTTTCTAACATATTTTGCCTCCAGAGCTGTCGGGTAGCCAATCTACGCAACTAGTTTAGACATTGGGGAGGAATTGTTGAATTTCAAGACAATGGTTGATTAGATTCTGGCTTAAATATCTACTATTTAGTCACTTCGTTATAGATCCGCTCACAGGTTTGTCCGGCGCTATAAGCGCGGTCAGCCTCTTTTGCATACTCTCCTGCTGCTTCGTTAGATTCGCTGAGCAACTCGGTAAGCAATATGATTGCTTGGGACCTTGACGCGCTTGAGCTGGCAGCATTGGAAAGCTTGCCGGTTTCACTGTCTGCGAATTGGTGCTGTATCCGTGTGAGCTGTTCCCGCAACCTGTCAGCAGAACGCTGAGCATACAGAGCATCAGCTTTAAGCTGTTTTTTATCTTCATCTGCATCTTTAACCGCCTGATCAGCCGCCTGTTGCCTGCGTTGCTCTTCTACTCGTTCGTCTGCCTGTCGTTGGGCTCGAGCATCAGAATCCGCTTTATCACGCTTCGCCCATTCCAACTGCCAAGATTTATCAGCGCTGTCATAGCCGACTGAGTAAGTCCCCCATAACGACAAAGCCACCAGCGCTATTAACGTTAGTGGCCTCCAGTAAATCTTGAGTAACCCAGCAAAGGCTCTCATACCATCAGCGCCGCCCGCGCTTTGTTGTAACGTACCTTTCGATCATCGATACCGCTCAAGCCGCCGTTGATAATCTGCGTCACACGGTAAACATCAGCACCATAGGCCATGCAGCCTTTTGAGGTGTAGAACCACGCCGCCGAACGTGCAGCTTGTAGCTCTAGTTCGAGCAATTCTGGCTTGGTCACCAAATCAAGCTTTAGCGCGGCGCCACATACGCGATAGTTATCAAGGCCAGTAATCTGGATAAGGCCACGGCCTCGGTATTTCCAACCATCGCCTGAAGCTTTGTTACCTAAGCGATTTGCATAGACCAGATTGGCGATCGCATCTTGTCGAGCAGATTGCGCTGTGGTTCGTCCGAGAGCATTGGCCTGCTGCTGTGTAATACGCTTACCAAATACAGCAACCAAAGCACCCTGTGTGTAATTTAGTGATTCAACAACCTGCCGGAAACCGCCCGACTCATGGCCGACCTGAGCAATAAACATCGCCTTATCGGTTGCCGCCGTAATACCAAATTCTTTCATTGCTGCATCGATGTGCGGAAACCAGCGCGCAGCTAATCCGGCGCTAATATCAGCCGCCTTTTGAAACTGTTCGAGATCCATTGAATTGCCTTACTGTTGAGGGGGGACGCCTGTCTTACTGCCGACAACACGACGTAGAACCGAGCTGAAATAATCAATACCCAAGAAGCCAATAAAGACGCTTCCGATATACGCCCATTGCTGATCAAAACTCATCAACATGAGTAGGTCTTTAATGAAGAACGCCACCAGCGCACACATACCGGCATCAAGAATCCGTCGCCACCACGGTGAGTCCCCGTTATATATTCCCCGTAGGATAGCCATTAGACCCGCAATGAATGCGTAACTTCCCTCGCTGCGGTGCTCTGCAATCCATGTCATTAACATGGTCCAGAGCTCGGGGCTTTTGTGCATTTTCATGTTCTCCCCCCATCCACCAGCGCGGTAGGGTTAATTAGTGGAATAGCACCCAGCCGTAACCACTCTCAGCTAGAAAGTGTTTAGTGTCTGGATGGTTGGTTGTTGGCTGGGTGCTAGATATGAAAAAGGCCACCCAAAGGTAGCCTTTTTCATGCAAGGATTAACACTAATCATCAGTTACATTGATTTATCTAATTTTTTTAGCAACTTCTCTATATCCTTTATGACCTTGAGGTGTTCTTTAGTTACTGGCTTCAAATCCTCTTTGCATCTTCTTATTTTCCATTTTAGTGCAAGCCATTTGAAGTTTCTGTAAACACGCTCATTCCATAATTGACATTCAGCTATATATTCACCAAACGTTACATCCAAATCCAACAAAGTTGAACCATAGACTTTATAGAGATACTCGCTGTCATAAATACCGTTGCGTATGGCGTTAGCGCAGCGCTCCCACTCATTGAATATAGTTCTAAGAACTGTTGCTTCTTCCGCGGCCGCATTTTCACGTTTTCCCCAATGCGACAGAGGCGTTTCAAATTTTTTTTGGACTATTGGTCTTAGTTTTGCAAAAGCTTCGTTAACATTATCACTTCTTTTGTAGGAAATTTCGAAATCTAATGAGTTTTTTTCTCGAGATGTTTTTCTTTGAGTCCATATACTGACAATGGCTACAAACACGCCAAAAACTGCCGGATAAAAAGTTGGGCTTGTGGAGAGCACATCAATAAATTTATCAAACAAAGACAATTCACAAACTGCGGGGTTTGCAACTACAAGCTCTGTAATATTTGACATAACACCAACGAAAAATGGAGACCTAAAGGCCTCCATTTTAGCGTAATTTTTCAGCTTAGGGTATTAAAAACCCCAGTTCTCTTCGTTGAAAACTATAACAAATTTATTCATAGGCGCCTCTAAGTTACCTCTAAATTAACACACCGTACTACTTCAAAATTCTGTTTTGCCTGTATCATTTACAAGCTTAGTGGGACGTAAGTTAACACGACTATGTCGCATAAACAACACACTATTTCGTAATTACCTATCTCTTTGTTTACTTGATTATAGCACAATTACGATAGGTATAAGCAATCAATCACATAAGCAATATATGGTGGCACCTTCCGTAAATTCAACATTTGTGTATCAGAAAATGTTTGAAAAAACGGCTAACCTCTAACTCAACACCAGTTGCATAACATCTCCGACCAATGGCCTGTTGATGACTTAACATTAGTGTAAGTATTGATGTTGTCTGGCGATATATATGAAAAGGCTACCCAGAGGTAGCCTTTGTTCGGACCTGAAAGCTAGATAACTTGAAGCTCTAACCGCTTGCCTAGCACCTGCATGGCTTTTTGAACTGCATCGATTTTAGTCGCATGCTTTAGATCAAATAGCCGGGTGATCTCTTGTTTCTTTACACCCATGCCTTTAGCCAGCTCGATTTGCGTCAAGCTGGAATCAATAAAAGCATTAAGCATAAGAACTTTTGAGGCCACGCTAAGCGGCACATCAACGAACTCCCCTGTTACTTCACTGGGTAACGGCACTTTCTGTTTATCTTCGAAATAGAACTCAAACGCCGTAACTAAAGCATCGAGCGCCATTGATAACGCTTCTTCGCGACTATCGCCCTGTGTTAACGCTTCCGGTATATCTGGGAAGCTTACGACGAATCCGCCGCTGTCTGGGTCTAGATTTACGGGATATCGCATATTGTTATGATGAAGCCTGCAAGTACCAGCCCCCTTTCGAGGCTGGTTTTATTACAATCCTAACTGCTTAATGATTGCTTTTCTTAGTGGCTCTTTAATCTCAGAGCTGGGATGCCTTGGCATTACACTTCGCTTCCCGTTTAGTCTTAGTTTCAAGTGATTCGTACCATTTGAAACCTCAACCCCCTGAGCTTCGAGCCATCTTCGAAACTCGCTTTGCTTCACCACTCCTCCATTCTGTTGAACATGCTATTGTAGTAATCATTTTTGTTTACCATGTCAACATTTTTGTTTGCTGAAATCTAATAGGAGGGCAGCTTTACGGCTTAACACCAAATGTTCAATCCAATATCATTTTAATTTTCTAATGCGCCACCTCACATAGAAGCCACGCCATGAAGCCATGAAGCCATGAAGCCATGAAGCCATGAAGCCATGAACCGTATAGCGAATCTACCTGCCACGCCAGAACGCCGCCCCTGATTACGATTACAGGCTACATATCAATGGAAAACAGCGCGACCACCGCGTTAAACCTTATACACTAGCATTTTGATTGGAAACGATAGGTATAAACAATCAACACACTATGTATGTAAAAAATATGCACGTATATACAATATGTAGCTAGTAGTAGATATTAATTCTCACTATTACCAAATGTTGCTGGTACACAGTGTTGACAAAATACAGCGCTAGTATACATTTACTAGCAACTGAGCCCGATCCCCTGTTTCTCTTTGCTGTAAAGCTTGTGAGTCTCACGGTCGGGCCTTCTTATTTCTAGCCCCCGCCAAATTAAAAAAACCGATAATGATAGCAGCCAAGCCCCATAAAGATTATGCCGAGCAGCTCAACCTTTTATTGGAAAGAGGTATGGTTATTGCTGACCGTGATAGAGCGATCAGAAAACTTTCTCAAGTAGGCTATTACCGGTTATCTGGCTTTTGGTATACATCAAGGCTGATTACTACCAACGATGAAGGTCTTTCACGTCGAACGGATAACTTTCTCGAGGGAACTACGTTTGAACATGCCTACGATCTCTACATGTTCGACAAAAACCTGCGACTTCTCATGATTGATGCTCTCGAACGTATCGAGATTAATGTTCGCTCAGTTATAGCGCATGAAGTTGGCCGTACAAATCCTTTGGCTTACAAAATGCGAAATTGCATTAATCCGCGCTTTCTTAAGGGTGAAAATAGCGTGTTCGATAAGTGGAGCCAAAAGCAGGAGCAAAAAATTAGCGAGAGCCGTGATGAGTGCATTTCATGGCATATTCAGCAACAGAAAGAAATTCCGTTTTGGGTTGCCGTCGAAACATGGGATTTTGGTCAAATGTCAAAATATTACTCTATGTTAAATGGTTATCAACAGAGTAAAATCGTTAGTAGATTTGGCCTTGATAACAAGAGAATGTTTGAGCGCTGGTTAGCTTGTCTAAACCTTCTTAGAAACAGATGCGCCCACCACGCCAGGATCTGGAACAGAAAATACCCCTCTATAATTGTCCCTGATAATGACTATTTTCGTAATGTGCGGCTAAGCGATATTGCCATAGAACGTTTATTTGGTGTGATTTCTGTCATTTGGTTTTTAGTTAAGCAAATAGGCCCCAACTCTACGTGGCTTCGCCAGGTTGCAAATCTCATTGATGAGAAACCGATGATGCCAGGCTGTGAATTTCATGCCATGGGTATACCTGGTCAATCTTTTCCCCGTGATCGTTTTGGTGCTGATCTGGGTCTAATGCAAAGCGCGAATGATTCGAGCGTTGATGTAGTTTCTGATATTTGAATTGTTTTCTGACGCCGAGCCTGCCAGTAAAAGACGAAAAGGTTCTTTCTGGCCGGCCTGCTGCCCATGATATGACACTAGAAATTGATGTTTAACTACTGCCGCTATTTTTCTCTCGAGTATCCCCGAGGTATCCAAGAAAAATAAAGGACTCACGTTTTAGCGTAATTCATTGTTTTATTTGATGGCCCTTGCTGGACTTGAATCAGCGATCAATCGATTATGAGTCGACTGCTCTAACCAACTGAGCTAAAGGGCCAGCGCTGTAGTGAGCTAACAGGAGTTGTTCAACGATAACGTCTCTCGCTCTGGATGAGTATCTCACTACAGCGGCGGGCATAGTATTAGCTAATGTTAATCCATGCAATAACAGTGGGTTATTTAAGACAAACTCTGATAGCAACTATACGAACGCAAAAACCCGCACTAGGCGGGCTTCTTGATTATGTAAGCTAGGTGACGAACTAACCACTCTTATCAGAATATCAGCGTTTTTACGATCGTAAAGCTATTATGCTACTTTCCGTGCTATCGACTCTTTTCGTACTAGCCTATCCATTTCTAAGCGAACATCTAGCGCCATCAACAAACCTTCAACGATCCCCTCCGCTTTCTGTAACTGCTTGCCTACATGGGTATCGGAACAGTGATTTTGCTTAGCTAGAGCCATGAACGTTTTGCCAAATAGGTAATAGTCCACCAGCAAATCATGAGCATCAGGGTTCTTTTTGTTCAACGTTGCCATACAGCCTACGATCACCATGGCATCATCATCGCAGCACTGAGGGCGAGATTTTACCTTTGAGGGGATCAAGCCAGAGAATCCCGCTGCAATCGAGTTCCAACACACGTCTTCTTTGTTGTTTGCGGCCCATGCTCCCCACCGTTCAAGAACTATTTGAATATCTCTCATAAATTCTCCACACACTAAGCTTTAATGATTGCGCCAACACCCAGCGCGTAATTTAAAAACTCAATCAATAAGAATCGCTGATCCCCGTGTTTCTGCTCCCACGTGGCTACGTCTTTATGCAACTTGTCGTGGCACCGTCTGCATAACGGCAACACGAACAGGTCATGCGTCTTGGTTCCCATCCCGCCGAGCCCGTGGTTAATCACATGATGCGGATCGTCAGCTGGTTTATTGCAACCGCAGCACTTTTGCGTTTTTACCCACCGCGTGTACTTCTCACACTCCCAGCGCTGCAGCTTAGGTTTCAGCATAAAGCTCGCTGGTGGTGCTTCATCCCCTGCCAGCTTAATAATCGGCTTAGCTAACACAATAAGGTCGGAAAGTACCTTATCTGGATCTGGCTGCCACGGATTAATATCGGTCTCTTTCATAACACCACCTATAAACGCTGGTGGCTCTGGCGTCTTTGTGACGCGATACGCAATGCTGGTTGGCAGTAGATGGGTCAGGCCATTAAGAAAAGCCCACCAGCCAAGCTCTGGTAGTGTCAGCTGGTGGCCTTCGTTAAAACCTAATGAGCGGCGCACAGAGCCCACTAACCATTCAGCACGGTTGATTTCAGCTATATCGCCCAGCGACGGGTGAAACTGATCATGGTGAAGGTTGTCGCAGCTCCAACACAGACGAACGGCACCGTTTTTATGCGGTACCGTATTTAAGTTTCTATCGTGATGATTGCGTTTCCACTGGCAGATTTTAATTTTATCAACCCACACCTCTAGGGCGCTTTCGGTGCTAGCGGCTTTAATCACGTCGTAATGTGAGAAAAACGAGCGCAGCGCCATATCGTTGGCAAGGTCTTGAGACTGCGCCGGTAGTTCCCCTGCGGGCAACTTCTCAAACTCTTTCGGCACCTCGGTGATCATGATGCGCTGGCCTTTGTGAAATTTGCACGTCAACTGCCCCGGCTTAAGCAAAACAACACCCGCGTCGGTTTGTGGGAATGCCGTGAGGATCATGCGCATGTAGTCACCTCAACCCGACCAGGCACTAACTCAACAGATTGAGAGCACTCATTACCCCATGAATCCCATCCATCAACCTGCTGGCGTGCAAATAACTCGATACGCTTAACATCCCCATAGAGCTTTTCAAGGCGGAATCTAGCCTCACCCGGTTTTTCTGAATGCTCACCTAGAGGGGAATAAATAAGCTGTTTAATAGCCGCATCACGGCGCTCCAGCCCTTTACCTCGGACGGCTATAAGACAACTCTCCTGATTTCCACGGCTGTAATTGCCGGGGTTCATTCGCGTTATTTGATTCAACAGCTCATAGAAGTCCCAAAAATCAACGATTGAACCACTAGCGATCGATTCATCAACTGTACGTTGCGCTTTCTCGTTCAGTTTTACCCATGTAAACAAAAACATCTGGCGAACATTAAAACCCCACGCTCTCGCCAACTCTCTGGCCTGTGCGTCATGGGTTCCCGTGTACCACATAGCCAAAACAGCGTTATCTGCAGCCAGCTCCCAAACGGGTATGCGTTTTAGCTCATCTAGAGACATTGTTGGGTAATGATTGGCCGCAGCGCCTCGGCTTGATTTGTTGCCATACTGCCAAGGTGGATCGGCATAGATGACTTGATATTTAGCGCTCATACCAACACCTCCAAACGAACAACCGTTTCATAGTCCATACGCGGATCAGCCGTGACATCTGTTGCTCTGCAATGCATTGAGCACTTATTGCGGCATTTAACTGCGTGTTCCATATCCTCTTCGGTACAGCAATTCTCAATGACTCGGGACCATTCGTATTCAGCGCGGCGCCACAGCTTTGCCGCTTCACAGCGTTGGGCTCTTTCTCGATGGAGTTGAACCAGTGTCGGGCGGTGGCGGCGAATAACTGGCGTGGTTTTAATTTTCATGATCATGTTCTCCAGCCAGTGGTTGGCGCTGAATATTCCTGCTTCGAGAAATCCATATTGACGTAGCTTGCTGGCTGTTTTGATTGCGTGCCTGTAGGCCACTGAGATCTTGGCAGTCGACCAGCAGCCACCCATTTGGTCGCCGAACTGAGATATGCGGGGAATTTTGCTGGGCGAAACAGCGTCACCGGATTCAGGTTCGCTGAAAAATCAGGATTACTAGCCCAACGCTCGACACTGAAATCCACAACCAACACCAGCTCGTCAGTAGTGAACCCTTCACGCAGTCGGCCTCGGATATTCTCGAGTGACGACTTGCAATTCTGGTACCGAGACGAGGTGACGCGGTTTAGATGTTTGAGCACCTGAATGGCCTGATCGGTAATTTCCACCTCAGGGTCGGCCGGAGGCTGACAAAAGGTTTTATTACTTGATGGATCAGGTGTTGAAGTTACTGATGGATCGCCCCCAGATTCTGACGGGTGAAAACCGCCCTTTTTGCTGGATTTCGACGCGTCGGATTTTGACCCGTCAAATTTTGAGGCGTCAGATTTTGACGGGTCAGATTCTGACGCATGAGCAGCTAGGCGAAGTTTCTCAACATTGAGCTGGTAAATATTGCTGGCGTTCCGGTTACCTGCTCGGCGTTGTTGGCGGCTAATCCACCCTTCTCGCTCAAGCTTCCCCAGCGCTGTACGTACGGTGCTTTCACCCGCGCCAATCTGGCGAGCGATTGTGGTCACTGAGGGCCAGCTTTTGCCCTCGTCACTGCTGAAATCTGCCAGACGAGCCATGATGGCCACCTCTGAGAGTTTTAACCCCGCAGCTGCGCAACCGTCCCAGACGTAACCTGATAACTTGTTGCTCATACGTCGATCCTTTCAAAACGAGAGCGAAAGAGAATGAGCGGCGATGCACACTCAAAGTCATAGCCCTGACGGCGATAAATCACTTTCTGGTTAATCAGGTCGTAACGGATAACGTGGACAACAGTCCCTTTCCTGTCGCGATAGAAGCGATCAAGAGAAGCAATTCCGTGTGTCATGACGTCCTCCGCTTTCTTGCTATAACACCCACAATGGCCACCGCCCTTCTGTGGTTACATGGCACCCAGCGGTTTGCTATTCTTCGTTCATACCGTAATGGCGCTGGTGGCCGGACGTTTGTAGCTGGTAAGCAACGCAGTTGCGGCACCTGAGTATTTACTGTTAAATTGCTCACGCGATTATTTCTCCACACAAGAATGTTTCGCACCCGACGCCAAGAGCTGCATACTCTTGGCGTCACCCTCTCCCCACAACATTTCTGAAATCACCCAGATCTCGGCTATCAAAGACTGTGCTCGATACCCTTTAGCACGTAGGTGTTTGCTTTCTTCTCGGTCAAGCACGCCATCATGGGTGAACTCGTTATGTGCTCGGCTAAAATCACCCAGCGCCGCAAGCAGATCGTTAAACTTGTGCAGCAGCTCTTCATTTCCAACCTGCTCGATGTCAGGCAGTTTTACGAACACTCCACCAGCGCGTTTGCACATAGCTTCGGTAATATCCGAGCGGCCGGAAAATGCCTCCATCTGAATGACCATCCCGAACGGCACCATTTGCCCACCGATCTGGCGAACGCGATTACTCAGTGCGTTATGAGTACCGTCATGTGATAGCTGTTGCGCCATCGCTTCATACCCACCCGGTGTTGATGTGATCAGCTTGTGCATTGCTGCTGTCACATCTGCCGGGGCTGGAAAGTTCTTGTTGTCCACAGCGTTGGTCCTTTTTTTGTGGTTTTACTTTTGGTCTGGTTGCTTATGATTTCTCGAATAAAACACGGGGTCATACCTCAACTCACCATTGGTAATTCGCTCGACTTTTAGCGCCTGTTTCTCTGGTATCACGTCCCCCCAGCGACATACCGCAGGATGGCTAATACCAAGTACCAAGGCTGTTTTTCCTACACCACCAAAATATTCAGTAACTCGTTTCTTTTTCATGCTGGCTCCAATTTGCAATCACACCACAAAAGGTAACAAAAGGTACATTATGAAGCAAACACTTTTCACATCCGTTTCGGGTAACATTGGTTACATGAAAAGTGAAATGAATGAACGAATCCGTTCGCGGCGCCTACAGTTAGAATTGACTCAGTCTGATCTGGCAAAAATGCTCAGAGTAAGTCGTGTGTCAGTAACAAAGTGGGAAACAGGGGTTACAAAACCTGATGGAGAGAATCTGCATCAGCTAGCTACTACGCTTCAAACAACCCCAGAATGGATCTTGTATGGAACTGGAGACTCACCAAAAGATGACACAGTTGTCATTCCAAACTTATTGGCGCCTACAGCGATTCCTATTATATCGTCTGTACAGGCTGGAGCTTGGACTGAAACACATGCATCTGCACGCTTATCGGATGTTATCGGTTGGTGCCATACAACTGTGAATGTATCAGACGAAGCTTTCGCTCTAATTGTTCGTGGTGAGTCAATGACCAACCCGAACGGAGCACCAACAATACCTGAAGGATCGAAAGTTATCGTTGAACCACATTATGGTTGCATCGAAGATCTTTACGGGAAAATTATCGTGGCCATACTTGATGGCACATCAGAAGCAACAGTGAAGAAACTTGTTTGGGATGGCCCTAACCGCTACTTAATGCCACTTAACCCATCATTCAAGCCTATTGAAATAAATGGAAACTGTAGGATTATAGGTAAAGTGGTTCAAGTTACCCAAGATCTCTAACTAACTTCCGATTTCAAAAGCCGACAGCCAATGTCGGTTTTTTTCTACCCACAATCCCCCTTCCAAATCCTTTATGTAACTTAAAGTACATATTCTATTGACAGCGAAGAGTAACATTAGGTACATTAATTTCATGATTTGTGTAACTCATCTTACCAAATACATGTTACTGCTTTGGCGGTTGCAGGACTTCAACCAGAGGATTGATGGGGAGCGGAAAAATGAAATCGATTGATATACCTGAAGTGATTCAAGGCGACCTTATTGTTACTAAAGGGTTCTGGGAGGAGATTCAACGTATTGCAGAGGCAAATGCTATAAGTGCAAAAGTAATGCATGAACGCGATGATCCATTGATTGAGTGGCATCTCGAAAGACTTAGCCAATTATTATCAAAAACAGCCTCTGCTTTAACTCAGAGCTCAGTACGAAAAGAGGCTGGTAAGTGGAAATTTAATTTGTGATGGGCAGTTTCCTGCCCACTAAAAATTGTTAGTCCTCCATATTTGGAAAACGCTCAGGTAATAATTTATATAGATAATAGCTGTGTATGAACTGTGCAATATCAAGGTAACGATCAGGGTCTAGCTCTTCTTTTACTCTGTCCAGTTCTCTATCAGCTTTAAATGATAAGGCGGATAAATCAGCCCCAGAGAGGCTATCAATAACTAGCCGAGTCATTATCTCAAGTGCAGCTATTCGGTTGTCGAGATTAGCATGATCGAACGGTGGTTTATTGTCTGCTTCCATATCATCTCTCCCTTGGGTGGAGTTTGTGGGGGATCTCTACGGCTAGGTAGAGACACGCGCTGGGGAGTGGATAAAACCCCAGTAATTCGAAAGATATCACTAAGCCTAATATGGTTAAAAGGCAGGCGCACAACCGCATGGGTATTTTGATTCAGGGACATTTCGAGTATCCAGTCGGTTGTGGTCTAGCTCAGTTGGTAGAGCGTCGCAAGCGTTCATAGCGTAGCGGGTACGCGCTGGTTCAAGTCCGGCCACCACTGCTCATTTATGTGGAGAATTATTAGAGAACCTATTTGTTTGTGTGAATTTTAATTAATTCGCACCGAGGATACTCATACCTAAAAAATGTGGAGGAATAATCGTGGAGTTAAGCGAATTACCAGCAAAGACACTCGTTAAGCAGGCGCATGCAGGCACCAAGCTAGTGAGTGAGCAATACCCGGAGGCCGCAGCAATATTGCGCGAAATAGTCACTCGCTATGATTTGCTACGTGAAGTCCATCAGCAAGCAGCAAAAGCGGATTGGGTTAAGTGTGAAGAGCTGATGCCGAATGAGTACGAGGTAGTTATTGTTTCATCCGCTAATCGCAGTCAAGCGCAACTCTATTATTGGATGCCAGTAAGCCGAAGAGTAAAACGTTGGTTTCGCTCTGGGACAAAGAGCCATGGGGAGGATATTGAAATATTCACTCACTGGATGCCATTACCAGCAGCTCCTACACAGGAGCAGAAATAGATGACTAAGACAATTTTAGATATGTGCTGTGGTTCCCGTATGTTTTGGTTCGATAAGCAAAACCCTGATGTGATGTTTTGCGATATTCGCAGTGAAAGCCACACGCTTTGCGACGGACGTAATCTGGAAATTAAGCCAGATATGATTGCTGACTTTCGCAACCTTCCGTTTGCTGACGAATCATTCAACGTTGTTGTCTTTGATCCACCGCATCTTATGCGGGCAGGTGAAAACGGCTGGCAACGAAAAAAGTATGGCGTGCTTAACAAAGAAACATGGCGAGATGATTTAGAAGCGGGATTTCACGAAGCCTTTCGTGTACTTCGTGGCCACGGCACATTGATCTTTAAGTGGAATGAAACACAAATTCCCGTAAGCAAAGTTTTGGCACTTACAAACCATAAACCAGCATTTGGGCATCCATCAGGTAAACACTCAAACACGCACTGGATTTGTTTTATTAAAGGGGAAAATAACAATGACTAACTCCATCGTGATCGATCTTGAAACTATGGATGTGCGCCCTTCTGCTCTAATCCTTTCTATTGGGGCCTTCGCTTTTGATATCTCAAATATCGAGAAGACACGCAATTCAATTCTTGAGGTTAGCCGGGATCTAGATGTAGCCGAGTATTCTCCCTATACCTTTTATGCGCTTATCGATACGTTCAACCAGCTCATGTCTGGCCGTTCCGTTGGCAAAGATACACAGTTCTGGTGGAAGTCTCAGGAGGAAGATGCTCATGAAGCTTTAGCCGGTGAGCGCCACTCTTTAAGTACACAACTGCTGAACTTATCTCGTTGGATCGCCCAGCATAATGATGCCCAGATATATTTTCGTGGTACCGATTTTGATGGCGCCATTTTGGAACATGCTTATCGCCAATGCGGTATGACCTGCCCTTGGAAATATAACGGGAAGCGTGACGTTCGTACCTATATTGATGCACTGACTGGCAGCGAAAAAGGTTACATCGTTGACCACCAGCCGTGCTTCAACATGATTAAGCACAATGCACTTCATGACGCGATGAATGATGCCGAGCAGATGGCAATCGCTAAGCGTTGTTTTACCCCAGTAATTAATGCAGCTTAAATTGTTTACCGGCCCGTTGCAGCGGGCCTATCTTGATATGTGTGGAGGTAATAATGCTGAGCCTTGAATGTGTACCTATCTCAATTTACTGCCAAGTCTCCGGCGAAACAGTTGATGCAATAAATAAACGTCTACAACGCCATGTTTGGCAAGACGGCTGCCAAGTACTGAAAATCGACGGAGTGAAGGAACGGTGGATTGACTTAACTGAGGTCTCAAAATGGGCAAGAAAGAACAGGGATCAATCTCGCTACCACGCGGAATAACCGTCCGCAGCCATAAAACAGGTAGCACCTTAGTCCTAACATTTACGTATAAAGGGGTTCTCTGTAGGGAGCCCCTTTCCCGGCTAGAGTTAAATAACAAAAACATTAAGTATGCTGAGCGCCTTTTGGGGGAGATTCAAAATAGCATTGAGAAAGGCGTTTTTGTTTACGCTCAATACTTTCCCAACTCAAAGAAACTGTCGCTATTCGGTAATGTCCGTAAAGAGCGAGCGGTTATTGATTACCTAACTGAATATCTGAAAATCTGTGAAACTCGCGCACTTTCACCATCAACACTTGATGGCTATAAAAAGTGCAAAAGCGCACTTATAGACCTGCACAAAATACCGGTGGCCACGTTAACGCCTGCAATGTTGAAAAGCTGGATCCAGAAACAATCCACCAGTCTTAAAACGATTAGAAACCGACTTTCGTTTTTACGTAGTGCAATTGATGAGGCCGTAACTGATGGGCTAATTTCTATTAACCCCGTAAGCCTAGTAACGGCATCTAGATATCAGACTGAACGCAGCGAACATGAGAAAGAGTACATTGTGGATCCTCTATCACCAGCAGAAGTCGAAGCGTTGCTGGCAGCAGCTGGTAATCAGCAATGGGAAAACCTTTTTCGCTTTGCCATCAATACAGGAATGCGCAGTTCTGAGCTATGCGCAATACGATGGAGCGACATAGATTTCATCGGGAAAACAGCACACGTAACCGTTGCGAGTGTTTCCGGTGTTACCAAGGGAACTAAGACACGCGCTGGAAAGAGGAAAATAGAGCTTAACGATCAGGCAATGGCGGCACTTGCTAACCAGAAGCAATTTACCTTCATGAAGGATGTTGAGATTTTCGAGGATCCGAAAACTGGTGAGCCGTGGTCTGGTGCTGATGCAATACGTAAGAAAGCATGGGTACCAACATTACGTAAAGCGGGGATCCGATATCGTAACCCGTATCAAACACGGCATACCTTTGCGACACGTCACATCAGCCAAGGGGCGAACCTATTCTGGTTAGCTGGGCAAATGGGGCATAAGGGGCCAGAAATGCTTTTCCGACATTATGGCTCCTATCTGGAGGCATACAACGGGAATACAGGACGCGAATTCAACTCCCAAACTGGAAGCTAA